TGGTGGGGCGAGTAAATGAGCAGAAGAAAAAACAACCATAATAATAACATCCAGAACAAGAGAGATAATACAACTCCAAACCCTATAGCGGTATGGCTTTCTGATGGAGAAAGTTTGGCTTGCAGTGGCTATACGAATCTTTCAGACAATCCTGAAATAATGACGGCTTGCCACAAGATAGCAGAGTTGATAGCTTCTCTGACAATCCATCTTATGTCCAATACCGAAAGGGGCGATCAGAGAATAATTAACGAGCTATCACGCAAGATTGATATTGAGCCTGAAATGCACATGACAAGAAGCACTTGGATGCACGGCATCGTTATGAACTTACTTCTCTATGGCAAGGGCAATAGCATTGTTGTACCGCATACTTACGGCGGCATCTTGCAGAACCTTGAGCCAATAGGAGCAGACAGAGTAAGCTTTGATCCCATCGGTTATAGAGATTACAAGGTATTGATTGATGGAAAGGCCAAGAGCCCAGATAATCTACTGCATTTTGTATTCAATACAGATAAGCACTACATGTGGAAGGGCAAAGGATTAACTGTTTGCCTTAAAGATTTGGCTGATAATCTTAAGCAGGCCAGTAAGACAGAGAAAGCTTTCATGGAATCCAAGTGGAAACCTAGCGTTATCGTTAAGGTTGATGCCCTTACTGAAGAGTTTTCAAACCCATCAGGAAGGCAAAAGCTTCTTGACAGCTATGTTAAGAGCGCAAATGTTGGCGAACCCTGGCTGATACCTGCGCAGCAGTTTGATGTTGAACAGGTCAAGCCATTATCACTTGCTGATCTGGCGATATCAGACAATGTAGAACTTGATAAAAGGACAGTGGCGGCACTTCTTGGTGTACCGCCTTTTTTATTGGGCATTGGCGAATACAACAAAGATGCCTGGAACAATTTTATCTTAAACACGATAAAGCCAATCTGTATATCAATACAGCAGGAACTTACCAAGAAGCTTATCGTCAGCGAAAAATGGTACTTAAAGTTCAATGTTCTATCGCTTCTTGATTGGGATATCAAGAGCATTTACGAAGTATTTGGCGGCCTTGCTGATAAGGGAATCGTCACACCTAACGAAGTTCGTGATCGTGTTGGCATGAATCAGCTTGAAGGCCTTGATACTTTGAGGATTCTTGAGAACTATATCCCAGTTGATGATATAGGCAACCAAAAGAAGTTAACAAGCGCAGGGGGTGCGGAATGAAAGATTATACAAGAGAAAAACGCAACAGAGTGATGGACACTGCATTAACACAGTTCCATGCTACACGCGATGAATCAAGCAACACTTTAGCAATCGAAGGTTATTTTGCAGTTTTTGATTCTGTTTATCAGATTGCCCCAGACATGAGCGAATCTATCGCCCAGGGAGCTTTTGATAATACATTGTCTGGCGATGTAAGAGCCCTTATCAACCATGATACGACATTGGTACTGGGAAGAACCAAAGCAGGCACATTACAGCTGCGCACAGATTCGCACGGCCTATGGGGGCACATCGATATCAATCCGAACGATACCGATGCTATGAACCTATATAACCGTGTTCAGCGTGGCGATGTGGATCAGTGCAGTTTTGGCTTCAATATCATCAACGAGGAAACCGACTTCCGAGAAGATGGCAGTGTTCACTGGACTATCAAGGAAGTAGAGCTTTTTGAGGTATCGCCGTGTACTTTTCCAGCTTACGAAGAAACTAACATCGCTGCCAGAGCTAAAGAGCGCGATGAATTAGTTAAGCGTAGAAGAGAATCCTGGAAAGAAAAGTTAATCAACAGAGTGAAAGGAGAATCAAACGATGGCACTTGAGGTTTTAATCAAGGGTAGAAAACTTGATGCTGCTAAAAAGAAGCTTGATGCTCTTCGCTTAAAAGATGCTGATTTTGATAAGCGCGAGGAAGAGCTTGTTTCAGCCATCAATGAAGCTGCAGAGCTTGAAGGCGAAGAAGCAGAAGAAGCCATGAAGGCATGTGAGGATGAAGCTGCAAAGTTTGAAGCCGAGAAGGCAGAGCATGAAGCAGCAAAAAAGAATCTATCAGACGAGATCGAAGAAATGGAAAAAGAACTTGCAGAGAAAGAGCAGGAGCAGGACACTACACCACCTGCAGAACCTGATAAACCTGCAGAGAACAACGAAAGGAAGGTTGATATTGTTATGAACAAGCGCAATAGATTTTTTGGTCAGATGGATGTGCAGGAGCGTTCAGCACTTTTTGCACAGGAAGATGTTAAGGGATTCCTTGCTAACGTAAGATCATGTATCGCTAACAAGCGTGCACTTGAGAACGTTGGACTTTTGATCCCAGAGAGATTTATCGGACTTCTCAAAGAAAACGTAGAGGTTTATTCAAAGCTATACAGACACGTTAACATCCAGGCTATCAACGGCAAGGGCCGCGAAGCTGTTCAGGGAACAATCGGCGAAGGTATCTGGACAGAGTGCTGCGCAAACCTTAACGAGCTTGGTCTTGCTTTCTATGACGTTGAAGTTGATTGCTTCAAGGTTGCAGGCTACTACGTTGTTTGCAATGCAGTTCTTGAGGACAGCGATGTTGATCTTGCTTCAACACTTCTTGATGCACTTGCACAGGCAATCGGCAAGGCTGTAGATAAGGCTATCCTTTACGGCCGCAATACAGCTTCAGCACAGAAGATGCCACTTGGTATCGTATCAAGACTTGCACAGACATCAGAGCCTGCAAACTATCCTGCTAATGCAAGACCTTGGGCAGACCTTCATACATCAAACATTATTACACTTGCTGCAGGTCTTACAGGAGCAGCTCTTTTCAAGCAGATTGTTCTTGCATCTGGTGCAGCTAAATCTGATTATAGCCGCGGCGAAAAAGTGTGGCTTATGAATGAAAAGACATACACAAAACTTATGGCTGAATCAGTTAGTATCAATGGCAACGGCCAGGTTGTTGCAGGTGTAGGCGGTATCATGCCAGTTGTTGGCGGTATCATCGAAGTTCTTAACTTCATTCCTGATAACACCATCATCGGCGGTTACTTTGATCTTTACCTTCTCGCAGAGAGAGAAGGCAACAGATTCGCACAGAGCGATCAGGTATTCTTCCTGCAGGATAAGACAGCCTTCAAGGCATCTGCAAGATATGACGGACAGCCTGTTATCGCAGAAGCTTTCGTTGTTATCGGACTTGAGAACACAACACCTGATGCTACACTGGTTGCTTTTGCACCAGACGAAGCTAATGTTGTTAAGGCTATCGCACTATCAGCTAATGCAGTTACAGTAGCAGAAGGCGATACAGTTAAGGTTGAAGCTGTAACGATGCCATTTGATGCACCTATTACATGGAGCTCTTCTGATGATACAAAGGCTACAGTTGCTAATGGCGTTATCACTGGTGTAGCTTCTGGTTCAGCAACAATCACAGCAGTTAGCGGTTCTGCATCTGCAAGCGTAACAGTAACAGTTACAGCTTAATGAATTACAGAGTATTAAAGTTTTTTATTGACCGCGATACTTTAAAGGGATTCAACGCAGGGGATTTATTCCCCTGCAGTGATCCTGATCGTGCTGCGGAGCTGATAAAGAAGTGCTATATCGAACGAGTACAAGATATAGGACAGCAAGAAGCTCCGAAAGAGCCTACAAAAACCGCGAAGGCTAAAAGCACTGTAAAGAAAACGGCCACTAAAAAGAAAGCGTGAAAAAATGACAGATGCGCAGATAACAAGCATATTAAAGAGCCTTAAAGTTGATCTTGGCATACTGAATACAACAGCATACGATGAACGCTTGACAGAGATCATCAAGAGCAGTTATCAGATGATCGTTCGCGAAGGCGTGGCAACTCTTAATGTCGATACCTTGGAAGATGCGCAGCTGATAGTCATGTATTCAGCTTGGATATGGCGCAGGCGTGACAGCGGCGAAGGTATGCCACGTATGCTGCGTTGGGCACTAAATAACAGGATTTTGAGTGAGAAAGCTAATGGATGATGTAATTAAGCTGCTATCAACTACATACGAAAAAAACAAGTATGGTCAGGATATACCAGTGAACACTGCAAGGGAAGTATTCTGCGATAAAAAGTCAGTTAGCCGCAATGAGTTCTTTAATGCAGGCAGAAACGGACTTAATCCGCAATATGTTTTCACAGTGTTTAAAGGCGAATACAGCGGCGAAAGCATCTGCGAGTATAACGGCTTGACCTATTCAATATATCGTACTTACGAATCAGACGATGATTACATCGAGCTGTATGTTGAGCGTAAAGGTGGCACGAATGGCGAAGAAAGTAACAGCGGATAATCTGGCACAGGAGCTTGAGAAAATCCTGGATGAATATGCAGACGATATTCAGGGCAATCTTGATGTGATTACCAAAAAGATGGGCCAGAAAGGTGCAAATGCTCTTAAGAATGAGAGTAAAGCTACATTCAATGGCAAAAAATACGCCAGTGGATGGACAGCACAGGTTGAAAAGACCAGGTTGTATACAGTTGTTACTATCCATAACCGTAAACAGGCAGGCCTTGCGCATCTTTTGGAGTTTGGCCATGTATCTGCTAACGGTACAGGGCGTGGATTCCAGACAGATAAAGCACCTGTAAAGGGCCGTGAGCACGTTGCCAAGGTTGAAAAAGAACTGATCCTTGAATACGAAAGAGAGGTTAAAGCTGCATTATGAGCATGAGCCGCGAAGAAGTATACGCTATGGTCGAATCAATAGGCCTTCCGTGTGCATATTATGAGTTCCCTGACGGAACAAAGCAAGCACCACCATTTATAGTTTGGCTATTCGGTACTGATACTGATGTTAAGGCCGATAACAGCAACTATTGCGACAAAGAAGTATTAGCAATCGAACTATATACCAAAATCCGAGATTTTGAACAGGAAAAAGCCGTAGAAGATGTTCTTGCATCCTACGGCTTTAGTTATAGCAAAGAACCTAATTTTATTGATTCAGAGAAAATCTGGCAAATAGCTTATGAAAGCGAGGTAATTATCAATGGCGAACAACAAAGTTAAGTACGGCCTTAAGAATGTATTCTATGCCGTAGCACACATTGACGAACTTACCAACACAGCTACATACGACACACCTAAACCTTGGAAGGGTGCTGTTAATCTTTCACAGGAACAGCAGGGCGATACAACCAAGTTCCGTGCAGATAACATTGATTACTGGGTTGGTACATCTAACAACGGATATAGCGGCGATTTTGAATCTGCCCTTATTCCAGAGGACTTCAAGAAGGATATCCTGGGCGATATCGAAGATTCAAACGGCGTTATGGTCGAGGATGCAGGTGCAAAAACAGTACACTTCGCTCTTATGTTCCAGTTTGAAGGCGATGTTAAGGCAACAAGACACGTACTCTATAACTGCACAGCAACAAGGCCAACAATTTCAGGTGCAACAACTGAAGAAACAATCGAGCCACAGACAGAAACAGTTACTATCACTGGTGTAGCTATCCACAACGCAGCACTTGATAAGGATTTAGTTAAGGCTCGTTGCCCAGAGGACAATGACCAGTACGCTACATTCTTTGATGCTGTTTATCAGCCAAGTGGCGTAGCTACATACGTTACAGTAACATTTGATACTGATGGCGGCACAGCTATTCCAGATCAGAGCGTTAGAAGCGGAGCAAAGGCAGAACAGCCTGAAAATCCTACAAAGAGCGGATACACATTTGCAGGATGGTACGAAGAGGATACATTCACAACAGTATTCGACTTTGATGATCCTATCACAGCAGATACCACTGTATACGCTAAATTTACAGCTTAAAAAAAGGGGGCACACAAAATGACCAGAGACCTAATAATCGGGGGTAAACCGATAACCTTTACTTCAAATGGAGCAACTAACTTGTTTTATAAACAGTTTTTCCACAAAGACCTATTGAAAGAGATATCAACTAACGGCAAGGACATGGAGATAGCTACAGATAGCATCCCTGAACTTGCTTTTATTATGGCCAAACAGGCTGATAAGGCTGATATGATGCGCCTTACAACAGCGATGTATATTGAATGGCTTGAACTTTTTGGGCCCTTCGATTTGGCACTGATGGGCCAGGAAATATTTAACGTGTACCTGGCTGATTCAATGACTACCGAAGAACCCAAAAAAAAAGTAAGCGGAAAAGCGAAAGGGTAACAACTACCGCGCTTTACATGCTTCGATGTTTTCAGTGTGGAATATCAATCGCAGATTTAGAGCAAATGAGTATAGGCATGGTTTACGACATTATCACTGAAAGCAAAAACGATAACTACGAATACAAGCAGATCGCTACACAGAGCGACTATGATAATTTTTGAGGGATGATGTATGGCTGATAGGATTAAGGGCTTGAAGATAGTTCTTGGAGCTGATGCGACAGAACTTATCAACGCGATCAGTAAAGTTAATACCGAAATTAAGAGCACACAATCGAACCTGCGAGATATCAATAAAGCCCTTAAGCTTGATCCTACGAACATTAATCTTCTCAAAGATAAACAGCAGGAACTTACTAAAGCTGTAAAAGAAAGCAAAGAGAAGTTAGACGCGGAGAAAAAGGCTCTTGAGGATATGAAAGCCCAGGGCGTGAGCGAAACTTCTAAAGAGTTCCAAGACCTAAAAACACAGATTGACCTTGATACGGTTGCGGTAAAAGACCTTGAAAACCAAGTAAAGGATTTTGGCACGGTAGGAGCGCAGCAGCTTAAAGCTGTGGGCGATAAGTTCAAGGATGTAGGCTCTAAAATATCTGATGCTGGCCAGACAATGACTACTAAAGTTACTGTGCCTATTGTGGCTGGATTTGGCGCGGCTATTAAGACAGCGGCTGGCTTTGATGCTCAAATGAGCAAAGTTCAGGCGATATCAGGATCAAATAGCGATGCTATGGCACAGCTTGAAGCCAAGGCCAGAGAAATGGGCGCAACAACCAGGTACTCTGCCGAAGAAGCAGGACAGGCCCTTGAGTATATGGCAATGGCAGGCTGGAAAACTGACCAGATGTTAAGTGGTATTGATGGTATCATGCACCTGGCCGCAGCATCAGGCGAAGAGCTCGGAACAACATCTGATATCGTAACTGATGCTTTAACTGCTTTTGGTTACAAAGCAGAGGATGCAGGACGATTCGCTGATATCCTAGCTGCAGCGTCAACAAATGCAAACACCAACGTATCTATGCTTGGCGAATCATTTAAATATGCTGCAGCACCTGCAGGAGCTTTAGGATATTCCGCAGAGGATGTTGCTATTGCTCTTGGCCTTATGGCTAACAGTGGTATCAAGGCAGATATGGCAGGTACATCACTTCGTAATATGTTCCAGAGGATGGCAAAGCCTACCAAAGAGAGCGCGATGGCTATGGAGCGACTAGGCCTTGAGCTTTACGATGGCGAAGGCGAAATGTATACCTTCCGTGAGATCATGGATCAACTGCGTAAAGGTTTTACAGAAATTAACATGCCGCTTGAGGAATACGATGCACAGGTTGCGGCATTGGATGCGGCTCTTGAGGATGGAACGCTTACGCAGAAAAAATACGATTCAGCTCTTGAAGAGTTAAACCTTCAGGCTTTTGGTGCAGAAGGCGCAGAAAAAGCAAGAGCGGCTGCAATGCTTGGCGGTGCAAGGGCCATGAGCGGACTTCTTGCAATCGCTAATGCTTCTGAAGAGGATTACCAGAAGCTTACAGCTGCAGTTGATGGTTCAAGCGAATCTTTTGCAAAATTGGCTGATGGCAGTGTTGTTCCATTAAGCGAAGCACTGGCAAGCGGTCAGGAGATCATTGAACAATATAACGGTTCTGCAGAAGCAATGGCAGCAACGATGGAAGATAACCTTGAGGGCGACATAACCAAGCTTAAGAGCGCGGCACAGGAGTTAGGGATATCTCTTGGACAGATTCTGATGCCTATCGCTACCAAGATTGTAGAGAAAGTACAGGCTATTGTTGATTGGCTTAATAGCCTAGACGAGGGCACGAAGAAAACACTTCTTACAATAGCAGGTGTGGTTGCCGCAGTTGGCCCTGTTCTTTTGGTGGTTGGCAAAATAATCACTGGCATTGGTGCTCTTATAAGCTCAATAGGTACTATATCAGCTGCAATAACAGCCGCGATACCTGTTATATCAGGAATAGCGGCAACAATCACAGGAACAGTAATACCTGCGATAGTTGCGGTTGTTGCACCTATCCTGCCGATAATAGCGGCAATCGGTGCTGTTATAGCAATCATTGTTCTATGCGTCAAGCATTGGGATGAAATCAAAGAAGCTGCAGCAAGAGCAGTAGAACATATGAAAAATGCCTGGCTCGATTTTAAAGAGAACATGACAATTCTCTGGGATAACATCAAAGCCAAGGTATCTGAAACAGTTGAAAACATGATTGCAAAGTGGCAGGCGTTTAAAGATGGTGTTAGCCAGAAGTGGCAGGAAACCAAGAACAATATTGTTACCGCGGCTACTACTATATGGAGCAATGTAACGAGCAAATTTAGCGAGATAAAGAACAATGTCGTTAATAAGGTTATGGAGCTGAAGAACAATGCAGTTAACGCATTTAATAACCTGAAGAGCTCGATTGCATCAACAATCGGCGGCATATATACAACGATAGTCGGTGGATTCCAGAACGCAATCAATTTCATTAAATCCCTTCCAAGTCAGGCTTTAAATTGGGGCAAAGATATCATTAATGGAATTATAAGCGGTATCAAGGATACTATCGGCGGTATTGCAGATGCCATTGGCGGTGTTGCAGGAACAATAGCAAGCTTCATCCACTTCTCTGAACCAGACAAAGGGCCGCTTGCAGACTTCCATACGTACATGCCTGATATGATGAAGCAGCTTGCCCAGGGCATTGAAAACGGCATACCTATGCTTGAAGATGCAATGAGCAGCATGACACAGAGCATGATCCCATCAATGGGCGGCATGGCAGGTGGAGCAGGTACAACTTCAAACACAACGAGCAACAATGTAAGCATTAACGTTTACGGCTCTGCAGGGCAGGATGTGAACGAGCTTGCGCAGATAATAGAGCAGAAGATCACTAACAATGTAGTTAGAAGAGGAGTGGCGTTTACATGATGAACTTTCTAACATTTGCAGGGAAAAGTTCACAGGATTTTAATGTACGTATCAGCGGCGAAGGCACATTTGACCGCCCAGAGCGTAATTATGACGAGTACGAAGTCAAGGGCCGTAATGGCAAGCTGCTTATCGATGATGGCAGCTTTAAGAATATCCAGGTAACTTACCCTGCTTATGTGATCGATGATATGCCAGAGCGGATAGAAAACTTTGCCAATTACATGAGCAAGTTTTCAGGCTATCAGAGGTTAGAAGATACATACGCCCCTGGCATCTTCAGGATGGCGCAGTTTGTTGGCGGCGTAAGCGTCAAGTCCAAAGGATATATGAACCGTATGGGCGAATTTGACATATCTTTTAATTGCAAGCCGCAAAGATTCCTAAAAAGCGGAGAAATCCCTATAACATTCCTTGAAGATGGCAACATATGGAACAGAACTAACTTTGATTCAATGCCGCTGATCCGCGTCACAATGACAGGATCAGGAACAGTAGGTATAGGAGATTATCTTATCGAGCTTACGGATATCGAAGATTATGTTGATATCGATTGTGAGCTTATGGATGCTTACCAGGGAACTATCAATTACAACCCTAACGTATCATTTAATGCGGATTCCTTTAAAATCCCTTCAGGCGTTAGCGGTGTAACATTTACAGGCGCAGTTCAGGCAGTGGATATAACGCCACGCTATTTTATCATTTAAGGGGTTTTTAAATGATTCCTATTCTATACCCAGGAACTGAACAGGATTTTTTGAGTAATGGCCTTGGAAGGCTTTCTGATGCCATTATTTGCGAAGTTACGGAAGAGCGTAACGGCCAGTTTGAACTTGAAATGACATATCCGATTACTGGAATACATTATGCGGATATATCAGAGAATAAGATCATACTTGCAAAGACAGAAGATGGCGGCAACAATCAGGCCTTTATCATTTACAAGGTATCGAAGCCACTTAATGGAATTGTGACTATTAATGCAGAACATATCAGTTATCTGTTGAACGGATTTGCTGTTATGCCATTTTCAGCTATATCGTGTGCCGATGCAATCTCAAAGATTGCAGCCAACAGTGTACCGACTAATCTATTTGCGTTTTTTACAGACGTAAACAGCAGCGTTGCTTTTAATCTATCCGTTCCAAGAAGTGTGCGCGGCCTTTTAGGCGGCGAACAGGGTTCTATCCTTGATACTTATGGCGGTTACGATTATAAGTTTGACAATTTCAATGTTTACCTTTTGACTAACAGGGGCGCAGATCACGGCGTAACAATACGCTATGGAAAGAACCTGACAGAGTTAAAAGATACCAGAGATACAACCAATATCTATACAGGAATCCTGCCGTACTGGCTTGATAATGAAGGCACTGATAGCGTATATCTTCCTGAAAAGGTTGTCTTATCATCCCACGCTTCGGATTATCCATATTACATTATCCAGAGCATGGACTTTAGCAGTGATTTTGAAGAGAAGCCAACAGTTGCACAGCTCCGAGCAAAAGCACAGAGCTATATTGATAACAGTAGCAGCTGGAAGATTAAGAACAGCATTGATGTATCTTTCGTTAATCTGGCGCAGACCGAGGAATATAAGGACTTTGCGCAGCTTGAAAGAGTAAAGCTGTGCGACATTGTAACTGTTATTTACGATAAGCTCGGTGTAAATGTAAAGACCAAGGTTATCAAGACAGTATACAACGTACTTACAGAGAGATATAGCAGCATCAGCCTTGGCGATACTACTTATTCACTTGCCCAGGCAATACAGAGCGCAATCGACACGCCAACAGAAGCCGAAATGAGCTCAAGTATCAAGAGTGCTGTTAGTAGAGCTACTAAACTGATCCAGGGCGGCCTTGGCGGTCATGTGGTATTTAATACTAATGGCGATGGAGAACCGCAGGAGATACTGATAATGGATACTGACGATATAAGCACTGCAGTGAACGTTATCAGAATGAATCTGAACGGTATAGGATTTTCGCACAATGGTTATTCAGGGCCCTTCGATACAGCATGGACAATAGATGGCCACTTCGTAGCCGATTACATTGATACAGGCGAACTTAACGGCAATCTGATTAAGGCCAATACTGTTAGCACAGATGCCTTAACAGTAAGTTCCCAAAATGATCTTGGCCTGATCCATAATTATCTGCCTTACGATATCATTACCAACCGTAAAAGATGGTATCTGAACGCACCATCTTCAGGGCAATCGTGTAGAGCAGAAACAAGGACAATCGGCGGCGAATCTGTACAATGTATCGTACTCGATGATACACATGGCAGCTTAAATATTGACCTTCAAGCAAGGATATATAGTGATATTACTGGTTCGCCGACTATACATATAAAATTTAAGTATCAGTTTGATACATCATTTACGATATCTTCTGATTTTACATTTTTATCGATATCTATATATGA